CTGCAAACCGGAACATATTAAAATGCCGGTAAAATGGAAATTCTTAACAAGAGAATTAAGGTCTTACGACTTATACGCTTATAACAGTTTCACTAACGAAGAAACATCGGCTGAAGATATCAAAGATATGATTTACTTATACGTTAGATTTTTAAACGATGTAGCAAATTACTACAATCTAAAATTAACAGATTGCATAGAATTCGCTTATAACACAATCTCAAAACGTAAAGGGAAAATGATTGACGGCAGTTTTGTAAAGGAGAATTAAACATGAAAATAGAAATAGATAGACAAATTTTAAAATTATTAAAACTAGACCAAGTTAAAGAATGTAACGAAGAAATGGAAAGTAATATAATTAACTTTCTTATCTTAAACGGTATAGAAGCAACTCACGGCGGTGAAAATAAAGCATTTGACGAAGCACTTTCATTACTAAAATTAAAATACGTGGCAATTTTTCTTAAAGATATGTCGGCTATATTTAACGGTTCGTTAGATGATTAAATTATTACCACATCAAGAACGAGCTATCAAAGAAGCTAATAACCGTAATAAGATAGGATATTACTTAGATATGGGGCTTGGTAAGACGTTTGTCGGTAGTGAACAAGCTAAAATATACGGCAACGATGTAATATTAGTTATTTGCCAAAATTCAAAGGTTGTCGATTGGTCGGAGCATTACGAAAAATTTTATGATTACGAAGTTTTTCCAATCACTAGTGTTAAGGTGCTTAACAACTTTGTAGATTATACCGGTAAAAAAGTAGGAGTTATTAATTACGAAAAAACTTATCGTGACAATTATAAAAAGTTATTAACACTTGAAGACTTTACCTTGATAATCGATGAAAGTTCAGTTCTCGGAAACCCGAAGACTAATATTTCTAAGTTCGTTAAGAAATTAGATTTTAAAAACTTATTGTTACTATCCGGAACACCAACAAGCGCCAAGTACGAAAAGCTTTGGTTTCAGTTAAATTTGTTGGGTTGGGATATTAAGGAAAATAAATTTTGCGACCAATTTTTAAACCGAACTTTGATTAAACGTTTTGGACGTCGATTTTATCAAATTAATAAAAAAGACCCGTATAAAAATATTAATCGTTTAAAAAGAAAAATGCGTGAATATGGTTGTGTATTCATGAAAACAGAAGAAGTATTCGACCTACCGGAACAAAATTTCATCGAAATGAAAATTGATAACGATAAATATTACCGAGAATTTGAAGAACATTGCGTCGTTAAATTTAAAGATGTTAAGTTTGTAGGGGATACAGTATTAGTTTATAGATTAGGTCTTCGACAATTAGCGAGTGTTTACAATAAGAACAAACAACAAGCTTTAAAAGACTTAATAAACTCTACTGAAGGTAGATTAATTATATTCTATAACTTCGTTAAAGAAATGGACGCAATTAAGGAATGTATTCCAAAAGATCGACCTATTTCATATGTCAACGGCGACTTAGTTGACAAGACGAATTATAAATTATACGACAATTCAATTACATTAATGCAATATCAATCGGGCGCAAAAGGTCACAATATGCAAATGGCAAATCATTTAATATTTTATTCGCCTACCGAAAAATGCGAAGACTATATGCAATCAATCAAAAGAATACATCGTATAGGACAAGAGAAACCATGCTTTTATTACAAGTTAATAGTTGAGGATAGCATAGAAGAATTAATATTTAAAACATTAGAACAAGGAGAAGACTACACAAATGAGTTATTCAATGCAAGAATTCAACCAAAAACATTTGGTACTATTTCAAAACTTAAAAGAGATAGAACAAGAGAAAAAGAAACTAGAAACGATATCGAAAAACTTTAAAGAGGAATTGTTAAACGCAATGTTAGAACACGGCGTTAAATCAATCGACAATGATTTTGTTAAAGTAACAGTTACTAAAGCTAGTGAAAGTGTTAGCGTAGATTTAAAAGAACTACAAAAGAAAGAACCGAGGTTATACGGCGAACTAGTCGAAGATTATCCAAAAGTCACTAAACGAGCCGAAAGCATTAGGGTTACGGTGAAGTAAATGAAGGAAAAAGCATTTGAAAATAAAGTTAAAGCGTATCTAAAAAATCTAGGTTGCTTCGTCTTAAAATATAACCCCGAATTTTTCGGACAAGCCGGAACGCCCGACTTACTTATATGTTGTAACGGTTATTTTCTTGGGATAGAAATCAAACAAGAAAAAGGAAGACCGAGCAAACTACAACTTGAAAAGATAGAACAGATTAAGAACGCCGGAGGTATAAGTTTTGTACTTAAACCAAGTGGGTTTGAAGATTTTAAAACATTAGTTAAGGAGTTAATGAATGAAGATAGCAAGCGTAAAATTAAAATGTGATTACGGTGAATTAAGTTCGAAGGAATATTATTTCCATACGAATATATACAACCTTAATAAAGGTGATGTCGTGACTGTATTCGGTCAGTATGGTATACAATTAGCGGTATTTGAAAAATATGTAGAACCGGACTTTTTTCCAAAATGTTTCGTGATTGATAAAATCAGCGGTAAAAACATCGTTGAAAAAATTGCTGAACAGAAATCGTTACTATTACATGATTTAGACAAGCAAAGGAAGAAAATACTTGCGTTATAGTCATTCAAGGGTTGAAACTTTTGAAAGATGTAAATTAGCATTTCAGTTCAAATATATTTTCGGAATAGAATTAATCAAGAATTTAGACGCCGACAATCCCTTATTAATCGGAAGTGGTATGCACCACGCTATTGAAGGAAACAACGATTATTTGGAACAATTCCCGCTGATCAAAGATAAGCATATTAATGAAGACATTAAAATAGATTTACAATCTAAACGTGTCAGAACCGCTTTAAATGGTTATGATTGTGAATTTGAAGTTGAATTAAAAACTGATGAATTCTTAGGATATATCGACTTAGTTCAGCACGACGGCGACGAAGTTAATCTATATGATTTTAAATATTCAAACAACGAAGATTACTATCTAAAATCACGACAACTACATATTTATAAATATTTCTATGAAAAACTATACAATAAGAAAGTTAATAAAATAGGTTATATATTTATACCAAAAACTTTCATACGACAAAAAAATAAAGAAGATTTAATCAACTTTAGGAAACGTATCGTTAAGACAATCGAAAGACCTTATATAAAGTACGTTGATTACGACCATAATAAAGTTGTTGAATTTTTCGAGATTATTAAAAAAATAGAAAACACAAATTTCAACGGTATGTTCACTTATTGTAAAAACAAATATTGTGATTACTGCCGTAATTTAGAAAAAGGAGAAAATTACATGTTTGAGTTACCAAAAAATGAGAAAAGAGAACGAGTTATTGACACTAAGCCGGACTTATGGCTATATGCTGATAGCTATGTAGGAAAATCAACGTTCGTTGATAAATTTGACAACGTGTTATTTATTAACACTGACGGGAACACTGATAATACAGAAAGTCCGTTCGTATTAGTGAGAGATGAAAAATCAAGAGAAGGAAGACTATTAAAAGTTAAACACGGTTGGGAAATTTTCATTGAAATCATTGACAGCTTAGAAACACAAGAAAACACATTTGAAACAATAGCGATTGATTTAGTAGAAGACTTAAGAGAATTATGTAGAACTTATGTGTTCGCTAAATATGATTGGGAACACGAAAGTGACGGGTCATTCGGTAAAGGTTGGCAAATGGTTAATACTGAATTTAACAATGCTATTAAGAGATTAAAAGGTCTTGGTTATCAAATAGTGTTTATCTCTAAAGAAAAACGTGAAGAAATTAAACTTAGAAATAACACGGTTAGAACGACGTTTGAACCTAATATTGACAATAAGACGGCTAACGTCCTTAGTGGAACAGTAGACTTAACAATTAGGGCGTTTATCGACGACGACGGAGTTCGTAAATTAAGATTACAAAAAGTTCAAAATGAATTTGGCGGTGGACGTTTTAACTTTAAACAAGATGTCGTTAATTTAGATATTGACGAATTTAAAGAAGCTTTAATCGAAGCACAAAACGGGATAGCAACCAAACCGACAAAAATGTCGGTCAGTCAAGTGGAAGAAAAACGAAGTCGCAAAACTGAAGTTTTGAAAGATGAAGACGGAAACGAAGTAATTAACCCGTTTACATTAGACGAAGAAGAAGAAAAACCGAAAAGAACTAGAAGAAAAAGAGGAGAATAATAAAGATGATAGATTTTAGCAAATACGACAAACAAGTAGATTTAGAAGGTTTAAAAAATGATGTAGAAACAGCACTAGACGGCGAATTTAAAGACGTACCGTTTGGAGAGTATGAAGTAAAAGTTGATAAACTAGAATTAGGAATGAGTAAGAAGGGAATACCAATGGCTAAGGTTTGGTACACAATCTTAGACGGTGAATTCAAAGGAAATAAAATTTTCCATAACCAACTTGTCGATACAGGTCAAAAAATCGGAATATTCAAACGTCACCTTGAAAGCTTAGGAACTAAACTCGATATTAAATTCGAAAGTTACTCACAATACGCCGAACTACTTACAGAAATTAAAGAATACATTGACGAAAACAACCTTGAATATGCTATTTCATACTTTGAAAACGACAAAGGGTTTACGACTTACGAAATTTTAGAAGTCTTCGAAGGTTAGATCAATGATATTCTACTACGCAAACGGTGGAATAATAGAAATCGCTGACTTTAACAAAAAGAAAAATTTAACAATCGACAACAACGAAGATTTAAACAGATATATCAACCGCAATAAAAAAGAAGTTTGGGTTTGTTACGATCAAGCTGACTTGTTAAAGAACGTCATTACAGTTTACGACGTTAAAGACGGTGACTATTCAATTGATTACAAAGTTAATAGTTATTGTGTTGACAGCAAATTAGAAGCGGTCGTCAAAGAGTTCTTCGAGAATTACGAAGTCTTTAAATGTAAGTTGAAGTTGATTAATGAATTTAAACTACCTAACTATTTATTAAACTCAACAATCGCAAAAATAACAGCTTATGCAATCGGTGGAACACCGGAACGAAATAACGAGTTCGATTATAAGTTGTTAGACATTCTAACTAAATATAACAAGGTTAGGGAGTTTTTCGACAATAACCGAAGCTACGGCAAAAAGTTTAATACTACAATTGCCGGTGTAGAACATACCTACGGCTTCGGGGGTTGTCACGGAGCAAGAAAAGGTTATGTCAGTAGAAGGAAAATCGCCGTCATTGACGCTAAGAGTTTCTATCCAACAATGCTTGCAAGGTTTGGTTACTACAATATAACGAACAAAGAACGAGCAAAATACATACATGAAATGAATACAAAACTAACAGGAACCGAACGTTTACCGTATAAACTAGCTGATAACAGTATTGTAGGTAATTTCAAGAACAGCTACAGCGACTTATACAACCCAAGGGCTAGTAACACTATTTGTATTAACGGACAACTATTAATTACATCGCTTATAGAGTTCGTCGAAGGGTGTAGCAAACTAATTCAAACCAATACCGACGGTATTATTGTCGAGTATTCAGACTTAAATAAACTTACCGAAGCTTGTAAATCTTGGGAACGTGCTACTAAGTTCGAACTTAAGATTGATACCTACGATAAAATATATCAGAAAGATGTAAATAATTATTTGCTTGTAGGACGCAAAATAAAGGGTGTAGGAGAGCTTCGAGAAGTTTCCGAGGGTAATTACACCGAAAGTATAATAAAACGTTCTATGAGGGCTTATTTGCTCGATAACGTGCCGATAGCAAAAACAATTAATGAATGTAGGGACGCTAGAGAGTTTCAAATTCTAGCTAAGCCGAATTATAAAGTATACGCAAATTGGTACGGTAGACGCATTAAGAACGTGTTTTCTTTCGAAGTTAGCAACGATTTCAAGTTTGTGGATAAACAACACTATATCAAGACGGCTGAAAGGAGATTAAAAAAGTATGGAGTTACTTTATAAGGGATACGTCGAAACTAACGGCAAAAGTGCTGTAGATAAATTTAAGAACGGCGAAAAATTAAAGACGTTAGAAGAAGCTAAAAAACTTAAATCTTACGGCGGTGTTCTAAGAAGTGACGTAATATTAATAGATATCGACAACGAAGAACAATCTGAAAAGTTAATGAACTTAGTCGAAGACCAACAGCTTAATTGCAAAGTTTATCAAACAGCTAGGGGTCGACATTTCGTATTTAAAAATAACGGTGTTACTAAAAATTACACTAATGTAACCTTAGCAATCGGAATAAAAGCTGATATTAAGCTAGGTAGTCGAAATAGTTATCAAGTGTTAAAAAAAGACGGTGCTGAACGCTTCGTTGAATGGGACAGTGAAACTTATCAACAATTACCGAAGTACTTAACACCAATTAAGACAAGTATCGATTTTAGTAACCTTAACGAAGGCGACGGAAGAAACAGCAATCTATTCAAATATATACTTACCTTACAAGGTTATAATTTCGAAAAAGAAGAAGTTCGGGAAACAATCAAATTAATCAATAAGTTTGTTGTAAGTGAGCCTTTAGACGACAATGAAATCGATGTAATCTTACGTGACGACGCCTTTAATAAAGAAGTGTTCATGCAAGATAATAAATTCGATTATGATAAATTCAGTAGATTTTTAATAAGTGAACATCATATCAAGAGAATTAACGGTAATCTTCACATTTACAAAGACGGAATTTATCAGTTCGGTAACTTGGAACTTGAAAGAATTATTGATAAATACATGCCGAATTTCAAAAAGCGAGAACGTGCCGAGGTAATCAGCAAGTTAGAGATATTAGTTGATAAAGAATGGAAAGTCGGAACACCGAATATTATAGCCTTTAAAAACGGGCTTTACGACATCGAAACAGATAACTTTTTCGACTTCACACCGGAAATAATCATTACTAATAAAATCGAGTGGGACTATAACCCTAATACTTACGCTAAATTAACTGATGAAGTGATTGACAATCTCGCTATCCATAACAAAGAAATCAGAATGTTAATCGAAGAAATGATAGGTTATACATTCTATAGACGTTGTGAATTAAGGAAATGTTTCATTCTAACCGGACAGAAACAAAACGGAAAATCGACATTCTTAAATATGTTAAAAGAATTGTTAGGGTCGAAAAACACTTCAGTACTTGACATTAAATATCTATCGGATAGATTTTCAACCGTGATGATGGTTAATAAGTTAGCTAACATTGGTGATGATATCAGTAATAAGCAAATGCATGATACCGAGCAATTTAAAAAGATTGTATCGGGTGAAAAAATCACCGCTGAACAAAAGGGACGAGATAAATTCGAGTTTACGCCCTATTGTAAGTTGATATACAGTGCTAACAGCTTACCGAAGATTTCTAACGGTGACGACGCTGACGCTGTATTAAGTAGACTTATAATCGTACCTTTTAAAGCTTATTTCGACAGTAGTAATAAAGATTTTAAACCGTTCGTGATCGATGATTTAATAACGCCGGAAAGTATGGAATATTTAATTAATATCGGTATTACAGGTCTTAAAAGAGTTCTTAAAAATAGGAAATTTACTGAAAGTGAGTTTACTAATAAAGAGTTTGAAGAATATCGAAATGAAATCGACCCTACTAATGATTATATTAAGAATTTAAGTGTTGATATGATTATCGACGAGAAAGTTGGCGATATTTACATCGAATACGTTCAATATTGTGTAAGTGAAGGTCTTGAACCTATCGCTAACAATGTGTTTAGTAAAAAAATACAACTAGCTTTCGGGCTTACTTCGAAAAATAGACGGGCTAACGGGTCACTATCTAAATTTTACGTTAGAAAATAGGTGTTACGGTTGTTACGGCTTGTTACGGTTAAAATTTTCGAACCGTAACACCCTCTAAGTACTGGTATGAGTGGGTTTGTAGGTCAAGTGTTACGGTTGTTACGGTAAAACGCCATTTTATTAGAGAAAAAAAAATAAATTATAATATATATATATATATAAAAGAAAATACTATATATATATATATAACCGTAACACCTAAAAAGTGATACAAACGTGATTATACCATATGTTACGGTTTGTTACGGTTAAAGGAGAAAAAGAGTGAATAGACAACAAAAAATAAAGCGAGAAATGGAAAATAAAATTTTAAACGCTAAAATTCAGAAATATGTTATGGCTGAAAGACAGACTATTTTCGTCGAAACTATCCTAATTTTGATGTTCGTTTTGAAAAATGAATACAATTTCGGACAAAAACGAACAAAGAAATTAATTCAACGTTTCTTGGATAACATGTGTGATTTTAAATTAGGATACTACACAAGGGAAATGTTGGAAGAAACTATTGAAAAAGAATTAAAAATTGATATAGAAGAATTTTTGAAAGAGGAAATGGCGAAGACTGATGAAAGATTTCGACAACAGCGTTAGGAAAATGATTGAAGGTTATACAGATAAAGAAATAGCTGAATTAACCGGACTACATAAAGAAACGATCAAACGTTTTAGATTGGGGTTAGTAAAGCCCAATTACAGAACGTTAAGGAAGGTATACAAAGCAATGAATAAATATTTGGTAACATTGACGTTAAAAAATGACATTGTAATAAGTAAAAGATTGTCTGAAACTAGTGTCAATATGATAAAAGCGTCAATTAATGCAAGTAAAAATTATAAGAAAATATTGTATCAAATTGAATTGGGTGACGAAATAATAAACGTCGAAGATATTATAGATTTTGAATATAAGGAGATAGAAAATGGAATTTAAAAGAATAGAAGAATTAGAAACAACAGTAGACGGAGCAAAAAACTTTATACTAGCTTATAAAAACAACGAGATCATTGACGTTGAACCGCTTGGGGAAAACGAAGAAATAGTCGATATTAAATTAGTACAAGGTAACATGGTTAAAATATTAATATTTGTAGGAGATAAAAAATAATGATTAAAAGAGTAGTAAAATTAGAAACAACAAAAGATATGATAGTAAATGATATTGATGAATTTATCACTAACAGCGACATCGACCAACCCGTATTAGAAGATAATGAACGTGTGATAGGTTATACAGTGATTAAAGACGTTGAAACATGGTATGTATTGGTTGATGTAGGAGAGAAATAAAATGTTTATAGAAACGAAAGATATGTTAAGACCTAAAATTTATGTTATAAACAAAAGAAAAGTTTATGATGTTGATTATGTTAGCTTTGATGATAAATATTACGGTGTTACTGAAAAAAACGGTCTTTGTGACGAATATGCATTCAATGATGTGGCTTTAATGGAAAATACAGGTTATAAAGATAAAAACGGAAAGTATATTTATTTAGGAGATATTGTAAAAAATGATGTCGGTATATACACAATTAAACAAAGTGAGGGTTATAAAATTGTTTCAATGTATAATGGGAGTTTGTATATAATGCTTGATGAAAGTATTTGTGAAGAAATTGAAGTAATCGGGAATATATTCGAGAATAAGGAATTGTTAGGCACTTAAATTAATATTACTAATTTAGATAAGGAGAAAAAGAATGGGCGTTTTAGAGAAAGAAATCGATAGAATGTTGAGTAATAAAAAATACGTTATAACGTGGGTCGGTGAAGTCGTTGAAATCAAATACGAAGATAAATACAAACATTTATACGAAAAAGGCGTAATTTATGATACTCGTAAAGAAGCTGAAAAGGTAGTAAAAGAACGTGAAATTTTACATAGAATGCACAAGTGGGCTGATGAAGTAAATGAAGGTTGGAAACCCGATTTTGATGTAGAATTATCTAAGTTACCGTATTTTAGAAATGATAGATTAAGAAAGAAATTCATTATTGAATTTAGGGACGAATTATTATGGTTATGGAATACGAAATAAAAGCTAGAAGCAATGTCGAGTTCGTAAGACGTTTTAATAACCTTCTTAGATCGTTAAAAAATTATGATATAAAGTATTGTGAATGTGAAGAACTTGACGAAATTCATTATAAAGTTACGTTTAGGGTTAGAAAAAAGGAGTGATAGAATGTTGTTGTTTATATTATGGTTAATAGCTTTCGTGATAGGTTTAGCGTTTCTGTTAATAGCACTCAACTTTTTAAAAATTGTAATCGAGGAGATAGTAAATGAGAACAAAAAAAGAAAGAATAGCAAATAAGAAACGACAATATCTCGAATGTATTGGTTGGTACGAAGAACGTATTGACAGCTTACAGAGAGTATTGAAAGCTGAAGAACATAAAAAGACAGGTGTTAAAGCTATAGATTACGCCAAGGAACAACTTAAAGGCGGTAATAAAAACAGTTGGGAGGCGTTGATTGATAAGACGGACAAATATAAAAAAGATATCGTAACTATGTCAACACAACTTATCGAACGTAAAAATGAAGTGTTACAAATTATTGATAAGGTGGAAGACCCGAGAAGTTCGTTGTTGCTAACGTTAAGATATGTCGAGCGTTTGGAATGGGAAAAGATAGAAAATATAATGAATATTTCTCAAAACACTAGAAATAAATATCATTCGGAAGCATTAGAAAAGATATGGATACCTAAATTGTAATTTATTATAAAATATTATAATTTATTATAAAATATAATAACCTACTATCACATACAATATTGCATGTGTTATAATAGTAGTGTAAAAGCTTTGTGATAATGGTTAGGTCACAAATGTTATTTACCGTTGATAAATCTTTTTCTTGTTTATTTGATATTCGTAAAGAAGCACTGTAAAAGGTGCTTTTTTTCGTTGTATAAAAAGGGGGTGGGTGCTTGGCAAAAGGTAAATATCACGAGTGGATTGAAAAAGATAACTTATTATTAATAGAAGGTTGGGCGAGAGAAGGTCTAACTGATGAACAAATCGCTAAAAATATAGGTATTTCGGCTAAAACTTTGTATCAATGGATAAACCGATTTAGTCAGATAGGTGACGCCTTAAAAAAAGGTAAAGCCCCCGTAGATTTCGAGGTTGAAAATGCATTGTTAAAACGTGCTTTAGGTTTCGAGTTCGAAGAAACTGAAACAATTATTGAAGAAATCGACGGTGTTTATAAAAAGAAAGTTAAGAAAATAAAGAAAATGGCACTACCGGAAGTTAGCGCCATTATTTTTTGGCTTAAAAATAGGAAACCTAAACATTGGCGTAAGATGAATAGCGCAGTAGAGGAAAAACTTAAAGCCGAAACTGAAAAATTAATGAAAGAAGCTGAAGCCTTAGCAAGTGAAATGAATGTGAACGATAGGGTGGTGTTTGTTAATGAAGACAATATCGAAGATTAACTTACCGGAGATCGTGGGTCGAGGATATGGCAACTTTTGGCGTTCTAAAAACTTTTATCGGGTCGTTAAAGGTTCGAGGGGGTCGAAGAAATCTAAAACTACCGCACTTAATTTCATTGTCAACATATTAAAATACGAGTGGGCTAATCTATTAGTTGTCAGAAGATATTCCAACACAAATAAACAGTCTACATACACTGATTTTAAGTGGGCTTGTAACAAACTCAACGTTTCGCACTTGTTTAAATTTAATGAAAGTTTGCCGGAAATAACGGTTAAGTCTACAGGTCAAAAGATATTGTTTAGAGGTCTTGACGATGAATTAAAGATCACATCGATTACGGTTGATGTAGGTATTCTTTGTTGGGCTTGGTTTGAAGAAGCGTATCAAATCGAAAGCGAAGATAAGTTCTCAACGGTTGTTGAAAGTATCCGTGGGACTTATGACAGTGAAGACTTTTTCAAACAGATAACAGTAACATTTAACCCGTGGAACGAAAGACATTGGCTTAAGCGTGTATTTTTCGATGAAGATACTAAGCGAAGCGATACATTTTCGACGACTACAACCTATAAATGTAATGAATGGTTAGATGAAGTTGACGTCAAGAGATACGAAGATTTATACATTACAAACCCTAAACGTGCAAGGATAGTATGTGACGGTGATTGGGGCGTTGCTGAAGGACTTGTTTATGATAATGTTATTGTAGAAGATTTCAATGTCAAAGAATTACTTAAAGTATGCAAATTAGCGGTCGGGCTTGACTTCGGGTTTACTCATGATCCTACAGCGTTGATTGTATTCTTGATTGGCGACAGAGATATTTATATATTTGATGAAGCTTACGAAAAAGCTTTGAGTACGAAAGATATAGCTGAACTAATCAAAGAAAAAGGCTATGCCAATAGTGTAATTATTGGTGATAGTGCCGAGAGTAGATTAATAAGTGAATTAAAGAACGAACACAACATTAAGCGATTAAGGAAGTCGAGAAAAGGACGTGACAGCATTAACGCCGGTATATCTAAACTACAAGGATATACAATTCATGTATTACCGAAATGCGAAAATACAATTAATGAGTTGTACTCTTATTCGTACCAACAAGATAAAGACGGACGTTGGCTTAACAAACCTAAAGACGAGGACAATCACTTAATGGACGCCTTACGTTATGGAATGCAAGTGTTAGAAAGTAGCAAAGCTACAACTATTAAAAGGAGGGATATTTTTGGATAAGATTTACAAATTACCGGTTAATACGGTGATTGATGAAAAACTAGTCACTAAGTTAATTAATAATCATAGTCGGCTAGTCGATTTTTATAAACGAATGGATAAGTATTACATCGGTAATCATGATATATCAGCACCGAATAACAGTGAGTATAACAAGAATATCGAGGTGATAAGTAACAGAACTAAATATATTGTAGACATCTACAACGGTTATTTCTTAGGTAGTCCAATTAAGCTTAAATGTGATGATGAAAATTTACTATTAGAGTTAGAGACTACTGACCGAATTAATCAAGCTAATCAAGTCAACAGAGTTATTAGCAAGAACATGGCAAAATATGGACATGCTTTTGATTTGGTATTTAATGATGAACAAGCAAACATTAATTATACTTATTTAGACAACAAAGAAGTAATATACGTTTATGACAATACAATATTGGAGCGACCATTATTCGCTATTCATTACACAGCGTCTAAAGATTTCTTAAACGAAAGAAAATACATCACCGGAACTGTTTACGGAAAAGACGAGCGTATTGAATTCGATGATAAGAACGGTAAACTTACATTTAAAGAACGTTTTGTAAACCCGTTCGGTGAAGTTCAGATAACTGAATACATCGAAAATGATGAACGTATAGGTGCTATTGAACCGTTAGTAAGCTTACAAGACGGGTATAATCAAGGGTTAAGCGATAAGGCTACAGCTAACGCTTATTTTTCTGATTGTTATATGAAGATAATAGGGGTTGACCTTGACATTGATGAATATGACGAGGAAGAAAACGCCAATCAATTAATCGCTAACTTGAAGGAAGAACGTATAATCTACATTCCGAAAGTTCAAGAAGGCGTCGCACAACCGCAAATTGATTTCCTTTCTAAGCCGTCAAATGACGCCGGTGAAGAAAACTTATTAAACCGTATTAAAGATGATATGCATACTATCTCGCATATTCCGGACTTTAAAGACTTATCATTCAGTAATACAAGCGCTGAAGCTATAAGATTAGCTATGTGGGACTTAGACAATGTTTGTATGGAGAAAGAAGACAACTTCAAAGAAGGGCTATCAAGACGTTATAACTTGATATGCATTGGTAAAAACAACGCACAGTTAGTTAATACTATTAATAATTTCGATATAGATTTCTTATTCAGTCGAAACATACCGCAAAACGTTACATCTGAACTTGATAATGCAATTAAAGGACGTAGTTTCTTATCACAAGAAACAGTACTAGGAATGATACCGTCAATAGTGCCGGACGTAGCTAATGAGATTAAATTATTAGAAGAAGAAAAGGAAAAATCTATAACAGATATGTTTGTAGGTGATGATCATGAACATTAGTGAAAGCTATTGGGAAGGACGTGCAGTCGTTGGAATGGAGCGTAACAAAGAAGAAACTTTGTCGGTTATTAAAGACGTTAATAAAGAGTACAAAAAGAAGCTTAAAGAAATACGTTACGAGATAGCTGACTTTTACGCTAAGCATGGTAAAAATAATGTTCTTGAATATAGCAAAATAACAAGTAAACTAGACGACGACGATTTTAATACCATGATAAGAGATTGGGATAAATTCGTTGTTAAGTATCCGGACATGAAGAAATACCGTGATATTAGAATGGCTTATTATAAATTCGATAGATTACAAGGCCTTAGTAACAGAATAGCGTTACATGTAGCTGAACTTGGGAAGACTGAAGAAGAAATGTTACAAGGAACATTACGAGGGACGTTCAAGAAGGCTTTTAAAAACATTGTAGGGCTATTCAGAAAACAAAAAGTAATTAGTCGTGATGTTGAACTTATGAAGGACAAACGCATTGATAAAATGATACGTCAGAAATGGTTTGACAATAATAATTTTAGTGATAGAATATGGAAAGACAAAGCGAAGTTACAACACTATTTAGATACTAAATTAATCAGTGATATGGCGGTCGGTAAAAGTTACGATGAAGTAACTAAGGAACTAGCTAAGGCGATGAACACTCATGTTAGTAACGCCGGAAGGTTAATTCATACAGAAATGAGTAATATTCAAAATAGGGCGAATTTTGAAGGTATTAAGAAAGCCGGTTTCGAAGGTTATAAGATAGTTGCTACATTAGACGGAAGAACGTCGGAGATATGTCGAGGGAAGAATGGTAAATCTTATTATATTGACGATTATCAAACGGGAGTTACAGCCCCGCCGTTTCACCCTTACTGTCGAAGTACGATATTCGGTGTGGATAAAGTGGAAAGCGATAACCCGTTCGATAATACTAACGCCCTTGACGTATTCGGTGAAGAAAATTACAATATCTTTAAAGAGAAGTTAAGTGAAGTTGAGGACGAACGAGCGTTGAAATTATTTGACGCTTTAGGTGGTAAAATTACGTATAACCCGTTAAATAATAAGGTTACGCCTTACGCTTTTAATAATACGGTTCAAATAGGTGCAAGAGATTTTGGCGATTATTATAACGGAGTGCCAACACTTGCATTATTCCACGAAAACGGTCATGCTTTAGATCATTTAGGGTTAGTTGCATTAACCGGCAAACGTGGTATTAAAAGTGGCGTTACGATTAAGAAAAAAATCGCCGGTCAAATGGAAGAAATAGAAATGCTTATACATCACGCTTCGGGTTTACCTAAATATAAACTTAAGGAAACTATTAACGATGATATTTGGCGTTATTTTAACGGTGATTTACCAACGTTTGAAAGTCTTGGTAAGAAACCACGTTCGAAAGTTGCTAAGGAAGAATGGGAACTTGAATACACTCGAATATACAGAGAATTTAAAGCTAACACCAAAAGAATATTCGACCGTATTATATCGGAACAAAATTCTTCACGTAATTACGCCGGTTTATCTGATATATTAGAAAGTACGGGGTGGTTTGGTGAATTTCCTCTAGGTGCCGGACATGGCAAAAATTATTGGAAACATGTCGGAATGGCTGAAACAGAATTCTTTGCACACGCCCAAGAAATGCTTGTTGATAAAGGACATGCTGAAGTAATGCGAGAAGTATTCCCGAACGCTTTAAAAGTATATGAAAACATAGTAGACGATATTATTGAAGGAGTTAAAAACAATGATAATAATTAACGATAAAAAAGAAATGGCGAAAATCTTAAGAAAGATTGATGAATACGTTGAACACTTCGAGGAAGATTTTCCGATTTTCGAATATATCGTAACACCGGTTGAATTTGGTAGTTACGATAAAATAAAAGAAGTAATCGACAAGGCAATCAAGGAAAATAAACCGGTTGAACGCCCCGACGATTACGATGAACGTACGTTCTGACCTTAGCACGTCAATAAAAGGCTAACTCATACGGAGTATAACTGATTTATATAGTCATACGGACTTTAAACGGAAGGAGAAACAAAATGTCAGAAGAAGTATTAACACAAGAAGAACAAACACAAGAAGAACAAACAACTGAACAAGCTAGCGATAAAGTTGAGTTCAATGAAGTTCAGCAAAAACACATTAACAAATTAATAGCACAACAACGTTCAAAGGCTGTAGAGGACTTTAAGAAACAACAAGAAAATGAGAAGTCAGAAGCGAAGAAACTTAGCAAAATGAACGATAATGAAAAGCTACAATATGAATTTGAGAAAATGAAAGCTGAACTTGAAGAAGCTAAAACGGTAAAAGCACGTTATGAAATGGAAAGAGTAGCTACATCTATTTTAAACGAACACAAGTTACCGGTTAATGAACAAGTGTTAAGTTTTGTTGTAAAGGCTGACGCTGAACAAACGCAAGAAGCAATTAAGACGTTATCACAATTAGTTAATGATACGGCTGAAGCTTTATTAAAAGAAAGAAATAAAGGAAATATCCCAACGAGAAGTAACTCAAACGTAAAAGCTTCTTGGGAAAAATGGTTATAAAAGAAAGGATTAAATTATGGCAGTAGAAATTAAAAAAACACATGTAGCGGATAAACATTTAGGAATTGTTAACAAAATCGTTCAATATAACTCATACACAACACCGATTGTTGTTAGTGATGAAGATATTGAATTAAACGGGAGAACGTTTAGAGTATTAGAGACTAACGAAGCAGAATTGACGGATTACAAACGTAACGAAGCTAACACGATAACAACATTAAAAGCTGATGAAGTTGATTACGTTTTAGACATTGAGAAAATGTGGGCAATGCAGTTAGATGATTTAGATGTTAAAGATTTAAACACTGATGTCGAACAATATCAGGTAGCAAAACAAACTAACAAAGTAGTAGCACCTTACATTGACCAACTAAGATTCGCAACTTTAATTGGTAATACAAACAAAAATATCATTCCTGTTGCTGATAAGGAATATGACGCAGTGCTAGACGCTAGCATTGAGTTAGACGAGTTAGCGATTAGTGGAACACGTTATTTATTTGTTACGCCTACATTCTATAAAGGAATTAAGAAACGTATTGTAGAGTTACCACAAGGCGACCGTGATAATGGGGTTCGTTATAAAGGTGTAGTCGGCGAGTTAGACGGTGCTATTGTTGTTAAAGTTCCTAACAAGATTTTAAATAACGGAGCAACAGCAGAAAATGGAGTAAGTGCTGTATTAACGGTCGACAGTGTATTAGCGTCTCCTATTCAAGTTGAGAAATTTGAAACTGGTCGTTTAGGTGCTGGACGTTTTGGATCATACATTCAACAATTACTTTACACTGGAGCGTTTGTATTGCAAACTAACCAACCAAAAATTGTTACTATTTCTAAGAAAGTACCAACAGCTAAGAAAAGCGGTACAGCAGTAACACCTAAAGCATAGGAGTATAAACGATGATAGATAATGTTAAAGTTTTGCTTGGTCTTGTTGATGATAGTCAAGATAGTTTGTTGTCTATCTATGAAAAACAAGCAAAACAAAAGATATGTAATCGACTTGGGTTAATGAGATATCCAAGTCGTTTTGATTATATCGTTGATGATTACATTGTTTACAAATTTAGAAGAAGAGGAACGGAAGACAGTTCAAATATTAAAGAAGATGTGCTAAGTAAAACAATACTTACCGACGATGAATTCTTTAAACAATTCGACATGGAGTTTGACAAATACTTGAAAGATGAAGACAAGCGAAGCCGTAAGACGACGCTAAGGTTCTTACGATGTTAGCTAAACGACGTAATTACACGATTTACCGCAAAAATAACCTTAGTAGCAATGAGTGGGGCGAAGTAGTATCCCAAAAAGAAGTAATTAAAGAAAATATAACGGGTGGAGCACCTTATTTAGTGATGATAGATGTAAAGGAAGATAAGTACACAACTAAAAAGAATAGTTTACGCATTGTTATTGACGAACTACTAGAAATGAACGAACATGATTTACATATTTCTGACGGTACTAATGAGTGGAGAATAACTCAATTAGCACCTTACATAACATTTTTCAATAAAACATTGGTGTATGTGGAATGATAAGAGTTGAAACTTTTGAATTCGAAGTACACGAAAATATTAAATCAAAGTTGGTTCAAAAAATGCACCGTGCCGGTGAAATTGGTCGTCAAGTAGCGTATAAAAATTCTAGGGTTGATAGTTCTGATATGCGTAACTCAACAGAATTCGAAGTTGAATTCCAAGGTGGTCTACTTACTTTAATGCTCGGTCAAGGTAATAGACAAGTTAATTACGCAAAATTCCAAGAACTCGGAACTAAACATTTTGAAGGTACACATCACGTAAAAAAAGGTTTATTAAGTGCGGTTAGGGTGATGAAAATTAAATGATATTAAAAGACATAACTAAATTTTTAAAAGTCAAACTACCTAACTTATATGTCGAACACCAAGAAGAAATCAACGTCGAGCAGTTCGGAGTATTAGAACTCGACTTATTAAGTATTGATGAGAATTGTGAACAATGGATAGCAACGGTTTATTTATATACGAATAAAAATCTTATTCGTAAACACCATGAAAAAATAAAAGAGTTAATGGACTATTGTCGAATTAATGGTTGTGTTAAGTACGACAATACAGCGGTTAATATATATACACCGCAAGTTAATATTGTCGGGAAGACTGAAAAACATTATGTACATAGTTTGGCAATACCTATTAATCTATATGAAGGAGATGTGATTTAATGGCAACAAATTTAGAAGCAACGGTTGGTGCTAAGATTAACGATGTCGCCAACATTTTAAAAGGAACAACAGCACAAGTTTACGTTAAAGCTAAAGGCGGTAGCGGTGACGCTCGTTTCTTAGGGTGGACTAAAGGAGTATCATTCGAAGAAGTAGTTGAAAAAGCGTCGGCAATGGGTGACGGTGCACTAGGAACTATCGCCGGAACTGAATATTACACTAAACTAAACGCTAAAATTAAAGGATCACTTTTAGAAGTGGACGAAGCGAACTACAAAGATTTCTTCGGACTTAAAGAAGTGACAGGAGTTGGAGCAACAACTCACGGATTCACTGAAACGGGCTTAACAATTAAAGAGTTCAAGCGTGAACCAATCATCACTAAAGAAGACACACTTGAATATTTAGAATTAAGATATTTAGATTTAAATAAAAACGGTATGGTATTACGTTTAAATAACGTATCTAAATCAAATGCGTTTAAATCTACATTCGGTGATAAGAGTGAGCTAACTGTTGAATTCGAGGTCGAAGCACTTTACGACCCTGCTAAGCCAACAGAAGTACCTTGGCGTTTATATACAGTTAAAAAGAATTAATGAGAGAGGGGTTTTAACCCTCTCTTTTTTTTAGGAAAAAAGGAGTTGTAGAAAATGGAAGATAAGAAAATTTCTGAAAAGATTGAAATAAACGGGAAAGTTTATGAAAAAATCGAATTAAAAGGGCGTAAATTATTTGAATTTATGCAGTTGGCAAGAGGAAAGAACATCGACCGAAGCGTTTATTTTAGAAACGTTGAGGTTAAAAAGTTTCGTGAACCAATCATTAAACTAGCTGAAAGGTCTAGAAAAAATAAGAAATGCAACGGTAAAGATTTCGATTGGATAATTGAGAATATTCCGGTATACCGTGATGAATTCGTTTCGATAATGGTTAGTTATATGGAATTATTAACAACAGAAATTAATAAAATACTTATTGAAAGTGATTATGACGATCTTGTTGAAGTTATTTCTCTAGGTTTTCAAATGGAAAAGGAAGTTGTAGAAGAATTTACTGAAGATAACTTTATGACAGCCTTAGCGATTATTAACGACGCTTTTCCCAGTGCGTAAGCACGTCACCTTATCTTACTACACTTTCTTGAATATAGACGATGTAGAAGGGCGGTTTTACGAGGAGATAGACATATATTGGCTTTTAGTTCGAGAATACGGTCGTGAGTTAGTAAACGACGCTGAAATTAAAGAGTTGATAGAAATGTATGCAATGCTCGTTAAAGAACGTAGCTGTAGTATTCATCGTGAAATGTATTTCGCAATGAAACCGGAAGAAAGTTACATCGACTACCTAAATAAAATTATCAAAGTTAACAATGTAGTAATTTCTGATTTCGAAAAATCTGAAATTGAAGAAGTTTTCGAAGGAGTGTAGCAAATGAAATTATTTGATATTTACGGAACATTAAAACTTAAGGGATTAGACGAAGCTAAGAAGGGACTTAATGACGTTTCAAGTCAAGCTAGAGAAACCGGAACAACGGTCAATAGTGTTTGGTCTCGAATGAAAGCAAGTGCCGGTAGTGTTTGGAATTCAATTCGTAGCAAAGCTAAAAATTCATTTAGTGGGATAGGTTCGGACGCCAACAGTATCGCCGGACGAGTAAGGTCGGCTTTCTCGAGAATAAAAATGCCGGCGGTTGTTACAACAGCTTTTAAAAGCAGTTTAAAAAGTGCTGAAAGTGTAGCGAAAGCGTCGGTCAGTAGAATACAAGCAATCTTAGGTTCAATCAAGAATGGAATGAGTAATTTGACCGGAGCAATTTCCGGAAGTGTTGGCGGTTGGGGTACTCTATTAGCCGGTTTAGGAGTAGCGAAAGCGACTAAGGAAGTATTTTCATACGCTAACAGTTTAGATCAAGCTAGGATAAATTGGCAAGTGTTAATGGGAAGTGCTGAAAAAGGTAACGAGATGTTAGACCGAATACAAAAATTCGCTAAAGATACGCCTTTCGACTTCGATAGCACGCAAAAATTCGCCCAACAACTTAAAATTGCCGGACTTAACGGCGACCAATTATTTAAAACAATGCAAGTAATCGGTGACGCCGCCCAAGGTAACGTTGAAAAAGCTGAAGGTATAGCAACAGCATACCAACAAATGTCAGCTAAAGGTAAAATTCAAACCGAAGAAATGAACCAATTACTTGAACGTGGTATTCCGGCTTGGGATATGCTAGCGAAAGCAACAGGTAAAACAAAAGCCGAATTAATGGACATGGCGTCTAAAGGTAAGTTAGCAGCCGACGAGTACTTACCGAAACTTGTCGACCAAATGGACAAGGCGTTCGGTGGTGGTATGCAAATGCAAGCGAAGACTTTCCAAGGACAGTTAGATCAATTAAAAGATAACTTCTTACAACTTGGAGCGAAAGGTATTGAACCACTTCGTGAAGGATTGAAACATTTAATGGGTGATATTAATGACCTCTTTGACGGGAAAATTTCCTTCGGTGAAATGCTTGCTAAGTGGGGTAAAGCTATTTGGGACGGTCTTAAAAGTCTCGGGCGTAGTATATTAGATTTCGATTGGGGCGGTCTTGGTAACTCGATAGGTAAATTTATTCATGATTTATTCTTCAACCTTGGCGGTTCGCTTGGAGGTCTTGATTTCAAAACGATATTATCGGGATTGTGGTCGGCGTTCAAAGGAGCGTTAGAACTATTATTTGTAGACTTACCTAACTTTTTAGGTGGCTTAATAATTAGTTTAATAACGGGAATGTCAACAGAAGAATTTATTTCAATGGCTGGCGATTTCTTTTCAAATATCGGAAATTGGATAAAGGATAAATGGAACTCACTAATGCAAATGTTTAGTGGCGATAGCGAAGGTGGTATCGCTGAAGCTATTAGCGGTTGGTGGGATAGTATTACCGATTCTTTATCGAGTTTTGGTAGCAGTATTAAAGAGTGGTTCTCGTCAATTTGGAATAGTATTTCCGAAACGTTTTCTAATTTTCCGGAAAAAGCCGGTGAACGTATAGCGTCTTGGTGGGACGGTATTTCTTCAGCTTTATCTTCTTGGTGGAACACGGTTAGCGAATGGTTCTCAACAAGCTTTAATCAGTTAGTTCAATGGTTTAGTGAAGTGCCGTCAAAAGTAGCTTCATTTGGTACTTGGTTATGGAGTGCTATAACGGGTGGTCTTTTAGCAATGTGGTCTATGGTTAGTAATTGGTTTACTAATTGCTTTAATCAGTTTGTAGAATGGTTCTCGCAAGGGGCACAAAAGGTCGCTTCTTGGGGTTCTTGGATATGGGGTGCTATTACCGGAGCTTTGAGTTCAATGTGGTCTACTGTTAGCAGTTGGTTCAGTAACAACTTCAATCAATTCGTTCAATGGTTTCAGCAAGGTGCTCAACGTGTTACAGCGTGGGGTTCTTGGATATGGTCTTCTGTAACGGGTGCATTAAGTTCGTTATGGTATAGCGTTAGTAATTTCTTTAGTAACTGCTTTAACCAACTTGTAAACTGGTTTCAACAAGGCGCTTATCGTGTAGCGTCATTCGGTAGTTGGATATGGAACGCTATAAGCGGTGGTTTAGGTGGAATGCTTGGAAGTATCAGAAGTATCGGAAGAGATATTGTTTATGGAGTTTGGAACGGTATTGTAGGTATGGTAGGTTGGTTTAGAAGTCAAATTTATAACTTCTTTAGTAACATCGTTGACAGTGCAAAATCGGCTCTAGGAATTAACTCGCCGTCAAGAGTATTTAGGGACGAAGTCGGACATTGGGTGGCTCCCGGAATTGCTGAAGGGGTTATCAAAAATTCAGATGTTGCTATAGATAGTATAGCTTCGTTATCTGAACAAATGGTTAACGCTTGGGACGGTGAATTCAATACCAACCTTACCGGTTATGGAACAATGAGTTTTGACAGCGAAACAAGTGCGCCGTTTAAAACTCTTAGTGATAAATTCGATGAATTATCAACAGCGTTTCGTAATATAGAGTTTGCCGGTTCAATTAACGTTGACGGTGAAAAACTAGGTGAAGCGGTATATATGCCGTTAAATAATCTTATTGATGAAGGAGGTCTATTCTAGATGAATTATTTCATATTAAATGGTTGGAGCATTACAGCCGAAGAAGGAATTTATTTACTTGATAGCGGTCAAGAACGTTCCAACAAACCACGTTTTGAAAGTGAAAAATCATTCGGAGCGAACGGTAACATTAATATATTCGAAGAAGCGTTCGACACATATTCAAGAACGTTTGTATTCCAATGTAACAGCCGTGAAAAGCTTGACTTATTAATTAGTCGCTTTTATGGAACTGACATGAAGGTTGAAATTTGGAATAGACCGGAACATTTTATTTATGTTGATTTCAAAAATACTGTACCGGTTAAACGTTTAGCCGAAAATCAATGGCACTGTAAGTTTCAATGTGATGTTCAGCCGTTTAAGTACTTAAAGAACTCACCAACCAAGATTTTAACATCTTCGGGAAGTATTCAAAATTTAGGTAATTGGCGAAGTGAACCAAGAATTATTGTGGAAGGTAACGGCGAAACTACATTGACAATCGGAAAACAAACAATGAATTTAAATCTTGATACTAAGATGACGATTGAGTGTAAGCACCGAGAACAACACGTCTTAGACAAGAACGGTAATCTTGCTATATCAAGAACTAGGGGCGGTTTCTTCGAGATAGAAACGGGAATACAACCCGTCGTATTTGGTCGAGGAATTACAAAAGTAACAATTGAACCGAGGTGGCGAATTAGATGATTTATATTGCAACAGACAATTTCAATGACGGCTTTCCACTTAGTAACGCTTATGACGATGTAATTTATCAGCAAGCTAACGGCGAATACTATTTGAAATTTAGATTTCCGATTGACCGCTTTGGTATTTGGAAAGAATTAACATGTGAAAGAATATTGAAAGCTGATGATGTAAGAGGTCTTCAGCTTTTTAAAATTAAAAAAGTAAATAAATTAAATGGTTATGTTAGGGTTTATGCGAAACATATCACCGATGATATAAATTATATCGGAGTTGATACTGTGGCAGTAGATAGGGCGACCGGTAAACGTGTTATGACGGCGTTAGCGAGTGCTATTAACGAACCGAGTAACTTTGTGTTTGATAGTGATATAACGCAAATGCACACACTTAATGCAAGCAACACAACAGCCGGTAAAGTCTTGACGAAAGATAAACGCAGTATTTTAGGACAATGGGGCGGTGAATTAATAAGAGATAATTTCTTGTTAAATTTAAAATATCGTGCCGGAGTTGACACGGAGATCTTATTCATGAATAAGAAGAACGTTCAAAACTTAGATAATACAATAAGTACCGAAAAGCTTATAACACGCCTTAGATTAAGTACTGAAATTGATTTAGGTGAGAATAAGAAAAAAACTTTAACTGCTATTGTAGATAGTCCGAATATTAGCAAGTTTCCGAGAATTTACACGGGATATTTAAACGTGACCGACGATAAGATAGACACCAAAGAAAAGTTAATCGAATATGGAAAAAGGTATTTCCAAGAAACGTTGGTTGATTTTCCGTCAGACAATCTAACCGTCAATGTTATCGACCGTAACCAAGGACGAATAAACTTATTCGATACGGTATGGTTTAGAAACGTTGAATTCGGGATTGACAAAAGATTAAAAGTTGTAGCTTATGAATATAGTCCAATGGCAAGGAAGTATAAAAAGTTAAGTTTTGGTGCGTTAAAGGTTTCTAATTTAAACCAAGTTAAGACATTAAACCAATTAAGTGAACGTATCGAAGAAGCCGTCAATGAAAGTTTTGTTGACGGTTTAAAAATACAAGAAAATCTAAAAGAACTAATAAGGCTTGATAGAGTATCGCTCGAAGAAAAAATGCAAAGTATAGCGAAAGCTTCAGAGGGTGCAGTCGAAGTTAAAAAGGCGTTATTCGAAGCGAACGGCGAAATTCCGGAAATAGTCAAGACTAGAATTCTTGACGCAGTTGAAGGGAATATCGCACGTCTTAAAACGATAATAACTGAAGCTGAAATGATTAAATCTATTCAAGCAGAATTGAACTTTGCTGAAATTAAAAATGCTTTGATTGATAAGGCGTTTATTAAAACATTGGTTTCTGATGAAAGTTTTAGACAACAATTCGAAGCCGGTGAAGTCAACACACAAAACATCTTTACCAAAATGCGAGACGCTATTCAATCTAGTATTAGAAAAGACTTTGTCACGAAAGAAGAAACTAAAAAATTAGTAAATGATTTAATGATTAGTGCCGACGGTATTCGTCAGATTGCCAACGAGGAAAGCATAAAAACATACCAAAGCAAGAAAGCTGAATTAAAAGGTTCGGACGGAAAAAATGCGTATGTCTTTAAGAAGTATTCGAACTTTGCTGACGGTCGAAACATGAACGACGACCCTAATTCCCAATATATAGGGGTTTATACCGGTAGTAAATCGACCGCACCGACCGACCCGACCGAATATAGTTGGACTAAGATTAAATTTGAAGGGAAACTGTACAAAGGTTACGCCAATAGTACAAACGGGTTAGATTTTACTATTGTTGAACCGGACGATAATTCGTTTTTACTTGCTAAAAATAGACCTCGTGTAAATATTACAAACGATGATGATATTAGTGATATTTGGCAAGCTAATATGTTTTTAAGTTTGCAACCTAACACTAAATACACCCTTACAGCTAGAGCAAAGGGGAACAATAACAAGTTATGGGCGTATTTCAGAAACAACAAGACGTCACAAGAATATTCTTGGGGTCAACTAGAATTCGGGAACGCCTTACAAACTAAAAGTATAGTATTTACAACCGGTAACGACGTAGACGATGTGTTATTTAAATTTATATTAGTGCCAGAGGACGAAAATTGGACGGGTGTTCAAGTAGATTGGTACACAATTCACGAGAACGACAGACCTTACACAGATTATCCAACTAACGAGCCGGCACAGTATCACAAGTATAGATATTTTGGATATGTTTTTAAAAACGGAACGCCAACAGCTAACGATTTTGATTGGTTCGATATTCAACAAAAATCTATTACCGGCGACAAATATACTCATTTAGTGTATTCAGATAATGCCGACGGGAGCAATTTTGGACGTGTACCAAAAGCTTACATGGGAATAGCAAGGACTACATCACCGGTAACGCCGACGGATAAGAAGGCTTTTAAATGGGTTAGGTTGAAGGGTGAAGACGGTAAACCGGCGTCAAAATTCAACTTATTACTTAATACTGAAATTAAAAGTAGTGCTTCTTATACATTAAACGGAGCGTCACCAACAATTAACCAAAACGACTTTAACGGTCGTAACTCTGTAGAGATTAACAACAGAGGGTTAACCGGTAACGCTTGGAAAGGTATTTCATTTAGAAGTACTAAAAAGGAATTTAAACGTGGCGAAACGATTGTAATCAGATTACCAATTTACATTTACAGCGATGTTAATGTAGATAATGGAATTACGTTGGCTTTGAAATCTCACGTAGGTAACAAGACACTAACAGGGTTTAATCTTGATAATGGAACCGCTAGGGACACATGGGTTGTTAAAGAATTCACTTATGTAGTCCAACAAGATTTTACATCGCCGGCGGACAACCTATTCTATATTTTCTCAACTAAGAACGGACATTTTAAAATAGCTGAACCTTATATGTCGGTAGGTGGTGACATGCCGACCGAGTGGATACCAAGCCTTGAAGATCTAAAAGCACATTCTTTGTCAGCTAACGTAAGAGTTGCCGGAACTTATGAAGGCAAAAGAACTAACGATGTTAAGTTCTTTGTAGACGTGTATTACGACGGTGTTAAAGTCACTAACGGCTTCAACCTTACAGCTAGGGTTTGGGGCGGTGGTCTAAACAAAACACAAGAGGACGCAACGTATAATAACGACGGTGAACTTACTAACGTTTATTACTCAAACGGTGAGAAAGACGGAACAACAATCAATATTAAATTAGATGTAGAGTATCAATTTTTGAAAACTACATGTTTTGCTAGATTGGATAATCTTCCCGACCCCGAGTTAATAAAAGAAGTAACCAACAAATATAAAACTTTTGATACGACATTAGAGCAGTTTAAATCTCAAATAGGTGAACTGAACGATAAACAATTCAAGGTTGCTATTAGAGGTAAATCGCTTCTAAATGTTGCTGAAAAGAAAACCGGTAATAATATAACTTATACAACGCTTGAACCAATGAAACCTAATACTACTTACACCTTAGTAGCTGATATTAGATATTTCCCAAGCAATCAAGAGTTAAGAGTATTTAACGGTGAAAGAAAGCGACTTGTTGCCGGAATTAACATGTTTACTTTCACAGTACCTACAGAAACAAGAACTATTAACCTAACGCCGTTAGGAAATTCAACGGAAGTTAAAGACGTGGAAGTTTGGGAAGGAAATTACAACGAAGGGTTAGAGGATAATTCATTCGATGTTGTAACCGGTGGAGCCGGAAGAATTGTGGCGATTAAACTGAAAAATGAGTTTAAACTAGGTCGCTATTATAAAGTAATGTTTGATACAACAGCCCCTAACAACAGTGTAATTTCTATTAGTATTGATGAACATTTTCTTACATTTAATGGCGGTAAAGTTATCCCCGATAACAACTATAAACCAATGATTGCAAAAGATAACGTGTTATTTACAAGAATTTCAAGTAAAGCAAATGACAATAAAGAGGTTGTGTATTTAGAATTTTCAAGAGATTTTGACAAATCACAAATTACCAATGTTAGATTTTATGAAGTTAATCTAGGGTTCAGATACACGAAAAGAAATGAAGAAGTTAATATATACTCAATGTTAAACCAAGCTAAAAATGAAGTAAGTCTAAGTGTTAAAGAAACGTTATCAACTAATTATTTAACAAAAACACAGACTGAAGCGTCTATAAAGGTAATGAAAGATAAAATTGAAAATGTTGTAACAACTGACAATTTCAGCACCACTTTAACTCAAAACGCTCGAGCGGTAAGGGTGGCTTGGAATGAGATTTCTGAATACGTTCAGTTCGAAGAAGGTGGACTAAATTTTTACGCCGGTACAAGCGACAAAAATAATTTAAAAGCTAGGATAGACGGTGGAGATTACACCTTTTGGCGTGACGGTAAGAGATTAGGAAGCATGGGAACAGCAACTTATGCTAACGATAAACGATTAAAAGGTATTCAATTCTCTTTAGAAAATGGATACGGTGGTACGTCGGCTTTCATGGGTTGGGGTTACCGAGAACATGCGACAGATGAGTATTTAACGTGGAAGTGGGTGTATTCATCTGTACAAGTTGGTGAAAATCCGGTTGATTCATTAAACGCTTGGTGTACTGTAAACTTTCACAATAACTTACTTGAAAATGGTCGAACTATGAGTGATAGTCTAGTTTTTATGGACGGTGTGACACGAAACATACCTATCATTCATTCAATTACTAGTAGGGGTGACGGTGGAATAAATTGGGTTTACGGAAACTTGAACTTTCGAAACGGTATTTTAATCAGTTCAACGACAGGATATCTATAAGGAGGATTTTAATAATGACAATGCCAATTGAAGCTAAAATTTCAAATGTAAAAAGCGATATTTTAAAATTTGTAGAAATATCAGCTAGAGATTATGAATTACCGCCGGTTATTATCGTCGGAATATTATCCGATATATTAAACGAGTGGAAAAATAAAGAAATAGTTCAAATTAACGATAGCTATAATCGAATTATAAAAACGTTAAATGAACAACTTGCTAAAAAAGAGGAATAGGAGCGGTATTATACCGCTTCTGAAAGGAAGTGGAATAATTGTATATGACAATGACGGAATTAGTTAATCAATATTATGAAATATTTAATGATATATATGTTCATGCCTTCGCCGGAATAATAGTATTCGATATTATAACGGGACTTGCGAAAGCTTGGGTTACAAAGACGGTTAATTCAACAATAGGACGACGAGGTTTAATCGAACATCTAATCGTATTAGTTTTAGTCGTGACTGTATATCCATATTTGATATTTATCGGTTTTGAAGAAGTAGCGACGGCGTTTATAATCTTTTTCATTGCGACTTACGGCGTATCACTGATTGAAAATCTATCAGCGATTGGCGTGCCGTTTCCCAAGGGATTGAAACGACGCTTAGAAAAGATACGTGACGCCTTTGATAACAAGGAGTAATTGCGAATGAAAAAATTAATAAAAATCAGTTTAGAAAATACAACAAACTCAAGACAAATTGACGAAACGTTTTGTGAATATTATTCGCATGATAGAAATAATGGATTGTTTGAGTTTGAAATAACTAACACAACATTAACAACAGAAAAAGTAACGGCGTTATTTAAATTTACACGCAGTAAATCTTATTGGACTACTGACGGGGTGATTGAAGGTAATAAAATTAAAGTGAAATTCGATACATCGTTAATTACTCAAAACGAGGTCGTCGAATGCCATTTATATTTAGATAATACCGACGAAGACGCTGACGTTTTCAGTTTTAAATTCAACGTTAAAATATCCGAACTTGATAAAGCGAAAAACAAACCAATAAAAGAACGTTATTTTGCCAATAGTATGATTGTTGACGTTGATAACGTTCTTACAAGGGAAGTATTAAACGAAGAAATTAAAACGTTAAAAAAAACGTTCGTTAATAATGAAACATTGCCAAGATTTATCGAAGACGAGCTAAATAAAAAGAACGTAATCACAGACGTAAGTAATTTAGCAACTAGGGACGCAGTAGACGAAGTAGCGAAAAAGGTTGTTAAGCTAGAAGAACGTCCGTCTTATGATGATAGCGACGTTAAACAGCGTCTTACAGCTTTAGAAGGTGCTAATTTCCTTACAGAACACCAAAACATATCAAATTTAGCTACAAAACAATCTGTTGATGATGTTGAAGCTAAAGTTACACAATTAGAAGCTAGACCAAGTTACGACGACAGCGAAATTAAAAGGGAAATCAAAGAATTAAAAGATAGACCGGTTACAGCTAACATTGATACTAGTAATTTTGTAACAAATACTCAATTAGAAGGAAAGCATTATTTGACGGAGCACCAAGACATATCCGGACTTGCTACAAAAGAACAATTAGACGAACTTAGAAACAATCAACCAACAGTTGACACTACCGATTTAGTTACTAAAGAACAGCTTAGAAAAGCTTTCTTAGATGAAGAAGATCGTGAAAAATATGCTAAAAAGACAGAATTACCGCAACCATACAACGATACTGATATTAAGAGTAGGTTAACAGTACTTGAAAATAAACCAAGTGGGAGCGGTTCAGAATTAAGAGGACACGGTTTCCCTACCGGAAAAGAAGCCCCTATCGGCACAACTTACATTGATGAAGATGTTACAAGTGGTGCTTTGAAATGGATAAAAACAAAAGAAAAATGGAAAGTAATTGAAGGAGACACGGGTTGGGTTGACGTACCTGTTAGACATGTTCAAACTAACACGAAAATGCAATTAAGACGTGTTAACGATTTAGTGCATGTAAGATTTTTAAACGAGTTGGCTGAAGGGTTAGCGAAATTCACTGATTTATATAACACAGACACAACTACACATTACCTTACAATTTTTAAAGGTGTAGCGTCGTTTGGGTGGCGTCCGACAACGACACAAGTACAAAAAATTTCCCCAGAAATTAGACAAGGAGGAAATGATTATATTTATAACACCTCTCAACCTCCACAACCTTATTTGAGGTTAAAAGCTATTGGTTTTGGGTTGAATGTTGACATGCAACTTGACGAATTTTCCGTAACAAATAGCAATTTCGGAGTTTATATCAATTCATTTAGCTACTTAACTGAAGATGATTGGGCGAGTAACACAACAACAATAATTTAGAAAGGAGGTGAGATTATGATAAATTGGAAAGTGAGATTTAAGAATAAGCGTTTCGTGTTGACATTCGTTGCCGGATTGTTGGTATTAGTAAAACAACTAGCGACAATTTTCGGATATGAATTACACATCGAACATTTAAGTAATAATGTTAATAACGTAATCGATACAATATTCACATTATTAACAGCTCTTGGGGTTGCCGGTATCGTCAACGACCCAACTACAAAAGGCTTTTCAGATAGTGAACAAGCCTTAAATTATACAGAACCAAAAGGAGAATAAAACTATGGCAGAAATTTACAGCGATTATTTTAAAAACGGAACAGTATTCACAGCACCTAAACTTTCGATTAAAGGTGTAGTAATTCACAACGACGCCGGAACACTTTCGGCAAAAGACTACAACGAATTTTTACGTAACCGTGTAAACAACGGGACGTTATCAAGCGGTTTCGCTTCTTATTATGTAGATCGTGACGATGTGTTTGTATTTCACCCTGTTAATTATCAAGAATGGCACACAGCGACATTCGAAGGAAATGCGAATTATGTAGGGTTAGAATGTTGTCAATCTATGTCGGCTTCTGACGAAGAATTTCTAGCAAATGAAGACGCAACATTAAGATTAGCCGGTGAATTCTTACAAGCTTACAATTTACCAATCGACGAAACTACTGTAAGATTACATCATGAGTTTGTCCCTACTGAATGCCCACATCGTAGCATGAAATTACATGGAAATGGTGGAGCATATTACGGCGACGGAACGGCAAATTGTAAAGCTTACTTTATTCGTCGAATTAAAGAATTATTAAACGGCGAAGAAACGTCGGAAGTAATCGAAAAATCTATCCTTGATGAAGATGTTGAACTTCCTAAAAGTGATGAACCTTATTACGAAGCGACTGTTTCAATTGATTATTACTTAGAAAGTCAACCCGACCTTGCTAGTGAAGATAAAGAACTAGTTGTTGCCGGCACTCGTGTTCGTGTTTACGAAAAACGTAACGGTTGGTCTAGGGTCAACTACAAAGATAGTGAACAATGGATTGAAGACAAGTATTTGACAGAAGTTGAATAACTTGATTATTTCCGGGAAATGATATATAATTATATTACTCCCTTAATTGATATGTTTTCGAAACCCCACTAAAAAAGTGGGGTTTTTTTATTTTTCTTTAAAAAAACTATTGACAATAGTAACAATATTGTGTATACTGTAAATGTAAGATAAATAAACAAAAGGTGTTAAATAATGAAAAAAGAAATAGAAGAATTGTTAAACTCTGATTTAACAAGCTATAGGATAGCTAAAGAAACCGGAATTACCAAGCAACAGATCGCACGGTATCGAAAATCAAGCAAAGTAGGAAATATCACATTAGACAATGCTATTAAATTATATGATTATTACAAAAGGAGAACAAGAAAAATGATAAAATTAAGTTTTAAATATAAAGGAACAGAAAAAGAAGTTTATAGCAACAGTTTAGAAGATGTAGTAAGAGAAGCGTTCGAATATTTTAAAAATGATGAACATGCTAATGAAGTATATGAAAAAGGTACAGAAGAATTCATCGAAGATTATTTAAACGGTGAAGTGAGATATGTTGGTGAAACAATTCAATACTTTAAAGATATTGAAACGGTTTGGGATATGAACCACTCACAAACTTTAGAATTTATCAATTCATTAGATAATGAAATTAAACAATACATTCAACTTGACACATTCAACGATGAATATTATATTGAATGTGATAAAGGGGCTTATCAAATAAGCGAGCAGTTAACAGAATTAGCTGAACAATTTTTATATGAATAAGAAAGTATATACTCTTATACAAAAGTTAAAACTAACGTATAAGAGTATTGTCTTTTATTTAAAAATAACATTAACTATATTTATTTCACTTTTATTCAATACTTTTCTTTTTTCTATTTTTACATCGGTTTCCACTGTTTTTATTATTGTGTTTAGAAATTCAATCTTTTCATCAACATTCATTTTTTTATAAATATTCTCAAAACTTGATACAATTTCAGATATGCCGTTTTGTTTCTTTTCGTTTTCCAACATGAAATTATATTGTTTTTGTTCTTCTTCAATTATTTTTATTTGTGTATTTAACTCATTTTGTAATTTTTGTAATTCTTTATCAGTCAGCAATTCATTCAACCACGCTTTTTGCAGTTTGAATTTTTTGCTCTCTAAATTATCTAAAATCTTGTTGTAATCTTTTCTTTCTATTTTACTTTTTTCGATTTTAATATTAAAATCAAATTTTAAAAAGTGCAGTAGTTTTTTTTCTAGTTTTTTCTCTGAAATTGAAAAATAAACTTGTTTTTCAATCGGACAATAAGTGCACTTGTAATATATCGAACTATTACCACTAGCGAGTTTTTTAACTGCCGGTGATAATTTTCTATGACAACAAGGACATGAGATTAACCCACGAAAGATCGCTGGCAATTTATTTCTGTTACTTTTGGAACTATGATTTTTACGTTCTCTTAATAACTCAATAATAAATTGTTGTTGTTCATCGGTTATGTATGGCTCGTGAGTATTTTCAACCAAAATTCCCATTGTTTCCGTGTGACCGCAATAAACTTTATTCCTAACTAATCTATTTACCATTGAAAAACTCCAATTTCTAACACTCCCATAACCGTGAACCTCTAAAAGATTGACAACATCATTAAGGCTTTTACCTTGTTGCATTTTTCCAAAAATAAACTCAACGCTTTCTTTTGTCTTTTCATCTTTAAATAATTTACCGTCCTTTTTCACATATCCGAACGGAGTTTTATTTAAATTCTTACCACTTTTTACAGCTTGCACCTTTCCCGATAACATTCTTTCTTTAATTGTTTCACGCTCTAATTGAGCGAATGTAGATAACATACCTATAGTTGCCATTCCCATTGCTTGTGACGTGTCAAAGTTTTCAGACAAACTAATCAGATTCACATTATTGGGTTTAAACAGATCTTCAATAAGAAACATTGTATCTTTAATCGAACGGGATAATCTATCCAATTTATATATTAATACTATATCTATATTATCAATATTAGACTTTAATTTATTTAACGCCGGTCGCTCTGACTTAGCACCACTAACTCCGGCGTCGATATATTCACCAACTATCTTAAAATCATGTAGTTGGCAGTATGCTTTTAATTTCTCAATCTGAAATTCTAGCGAGTTGCCGTTTTCAGCTTGCTCTTGAGTTGATACTCGAACATAAATTGCTACCTTTTTCATTTTTTCCTTTCAAAACAAGCCCTAAGTTAAGGGCTTGTTATTTTACCTATTATTTTACCTATTATTTTAAAATGAATATCTAATGGCAAATTAACCGTTATTACCGGATATTTTTCGTTAAGTGGAACTAACTTAATATTATATTCATTATAAAATAACTTTCTTATCAATATATCTTTCTCGTATTCCACTAAATAAATATCACCAATTTTAAAATCATAACCAAACGTTACCATTAATCGTTCATCGCTTTTGTATAACGGCGTCATTGAATGGTCGACCATAGTCGCTACAATATCATAATTATCTTCTTGATAAGAAGCTTCTAAAAGCATATCAGAATATTGTAATAATGATTGTCGTTCTTTTCCTTCTAATTTATCGTAATTACTGATTATGCCTCCAATTATTGTGTCGTTGGGATATTTTTTATTTAAATATTCAACATCTAACGCTATTTTATCAGTTTGATTAACCATGTCAAAATGTTTTAAAGTTTCCGATTTTGTTAACACCAAATCTTTCGGAACGTCAAAACCACTTAACCAAGCTTCTGAAACTTTTAAAGTTTTAGCAAGCAATCTAATTTTTTCTTTGTTCGGTTCATTGCGTCCTGTAATGTAATGAGATAGGTTAACTTTATTTAAACTTGTATTCAATTCTTTTTGATAATATTCAGATTGTCGCAAGATGTCGACCGGTCGTAAATTCCTCTCGGACATTATTTGTTTAAGTCTATCTTTCGCAGTTGAAACTTTCATTTTGATACCTCCTTGATTTTATTATAATATATAGAAGAAAAAAAGTAAATAAAAAAAGTTAAAAAATGTTAACAAAAATTATTGACTTTTTTAAAAGTTAATAGTATAATTAAATTACGAAGTTAAGAAATGTTAACTTTTAAAATTAAAGAAAGGAGAAATGATATATGACACCACGCAATAAATATGCGAAATTACAAAAACGTATAACCGATGTTTGTAAAGCAAATATAAACTTTGCAATTTTAATGGATATGTCAAACGTAACGTTAGTAAAGAAATTAAAGGATGACGGAGTTTGGACGACAGATGAAATAAGCAAAGCTTGTAAGATTTTACAAATACCAACAGCGGAAATAACATCATATTTTTTTAAAGTATAAGTTAACAAATGTTAACGAGAGGAGAAGGTTTAATGAAAGTTTCAGTTGAAACAAACTTACCGATTTCTGATATAGCATTAAAAAATTTAGAAAAGTTTTTTATAAAATATTTTAACAAGGAGAACGCAAATGAAAAAAATACGAAAAGACAAACTAAACGTGATTTATTGGACTGTGTTGGTTGTTAGTGCTTGCTTCTTAATGCTAACCAATATTGATTGGCAATTAATCGGTGGAGTAGCGACAGGAACAATAGCAATAGTTCAATGCTTATTCGATAAAAATTTCGATAAAAAATATTTTGAATAGAGGTAAATTAATGCAACATTACGATTACATAGAAAGAATTAATAAGTGGGCTAAAGAAAGAGGAATATTCGAATTCGGTTCGGTTGAAGCCCAACTTGAAAAATCAAGAGAAGAAAACGCCGAACTAACAAAAGCTATAACAAAATATGAAAAAGGTAATAAAAAAGCTATCGAAGAAATTAAAGACGCAATCGGTGATGTTTACGTGACGCTAGTCGTTGCTACAAGTTTAGCTGATTTAAGAACTTACTTGATTTTTAGAAACTGCAAACCGGAACATATTAAAATGCCGGTAAAATGGAAATTCTTAACAAGAGAATTAAGGTCTTACGACTTATACGCTTATAACAGTTTCACTAACGAAGAAACATCGGCTGAAGATATCAAAGAT